CTGTTAGAGTTAGCAGAACCAGCGTCATTTACTGCTGTAGCAGCACCTGAAATCGCACCAGTTTCAGCGAATGGGTTTGCAATTAAACCGTATCGTGTTTTGAAACCGATTTTTGGTTGGAATGTATCCTGACCAACTGCTCTAACCATTTGTAGAGGTACATATGGACAATAGAACATACCAGCGTCATAAGGTGAAGTACCTTTGTAACCGACAACATAGTATTGTTTCGCAGCTGAGTTAGCTGAGTATGGGTCAATATATACTTTGTATCTACCGTTAAGAACACCAGCAAAAGTATTACCTGTGTCATCAACGTTTAGGTTGTTGTTAAGAGCTGGAGTATAGTCTAATACACCTGCCATTTGAAGAGCTGAGGCAACGTCTGATGAACAGATTATAATGTTACCTTTTCCTCTTCTTGTTCTCTGAGCGATTCTGTTTGCGTCTCTTTCCAATTGGAACATAAGACCTTTGAATCTCTCAACTGACCATCTACCATTTGAGTCTGTGTCTAAATCAAAGATACCAGCGTTAGTTGTGTTCACAGCAGCACCTTTTTCAGCGTTGATGTAAATTGTTCTAACAACTTCTCTGTTGATTTCTGCAAGAATCTCAGCAGATAAAATGTTTGCAAGTTCAGTCTCAGCGTCTAAACCGTGGATTGCTTTAAGGTCTTGAGCAAGTTCCATAGTGTATTCCGCTTTAAGAGCTCTTGACTTAGCAGTTACCGTTGATTTCTCAATTGAGAAAGCCATTTCAGCAAATGCGTTGCCACTTGCGTCACCTAATGCCTCAGCCGCAGCTGTAGTCATAGCAGTACCTTTTGTGAAGGCACTTGGTGAAGAGTCGTTTAATACTGCTGGGTTAGTTCCTGCTTGAGCAGTTGATGAATAACCATCAACACTTGAACCAGCGGCATTTCTACCAGAGAAGTCTGAGTCTGCTTCATCAAAGAAAGCTTCGCTTCCTGTTTGTGAAGTGTATCTGCTTCTCATAGCAAATATAAGACCAGTTGGACCAGTCATTGGTTGAACACCTGCAATGTCGTAAGCAATCAAATTAGGCATTGCTCTTCTTACCAAACTAATTAGGATTGGATCCCAGTTAGAGATTGCTGAACCAGTTGCGTTTGTTGGTGCAGCTTCTGATAAGAAAGCAGCGTCTTCTTTAGAAGCTCTTTCTTGGTTTTCCAAGATAACAGAGGTGACGGCACGTCTGTAAGAGTCACCGATTTTTGGTAAATCAGGATGCTCTAGGACTGGCTGCCATTTTTTTTCGTGAGTTTCGGATAAGTACATTTTTTATTTCTCCCTTTTCCCTATTATTAAGATATTTTAATATCTTTTGTTTTGCTTATAGCGGCAGTGTAAGCAGCCATCGCTTTTGATAAATCTTCACTATTCAATGAAGATGGACCAGCAGCCGCCACATCATCTAAAGACTCATCTTTTGATTCTTTTTTTCCAAAGTATGATTCTTTAATAGTTTCACACTTTTTCTTAAAATCTTCGCTAGTTGAGTATTCAATTTCTTCAGCAAGTTTAGCAAATTTTTCTTTTTGAGTGTCAGCTAAATCAGCAGCAACTTCAGCCATAACTTCGTTTCTAGTTTTGTCTGCGTTGTCTTTGTTTAGTTCAACATTCTTTTCAATTTGCTCGTTTAACTTTTTCTCCAAGTCTTCAATTTTAGTTGCTTGCGCTTCTAAAACGTCATACTTCTCATCTGGAACATCAATGTAATGTTCAGAGAAAAGTTTTTTAAGACCTGTGATAAAGTCTTCAGCAATCTCGCCTTTAATGCCTCTTTCAAGAGCGATTTCGTTTTCTTTCATCCACTCTTCAACGACATATGACAAGTAAGAATCAACTTTTTCAGTTAACTCTTCTTTTGCTTTTGCACTTTCTTGCTCTAATTTGTTGTTGTAATCTGCTTCCATTGACTCAGCAATTTCTTTTACTTTTGCTTTAATCGCTGATTCAAATATAGTTGCAGCTTTTGTTTTAAATTCTTCTGATAAATCATTTTCGCCAGATACTAGAGCGTCAACGTGTTCAGATACATCTATGTCTTCTTTTTTATAAGAAGCTTTCATCATATCTTTCTTGTCTTTTTTCTCCATATCTTTTGAAGCGTACATACCCATACCCTCTTTTTTCTCTTTACTTTCATCTTCAGATTTTTCTTCGTCTTTCTTTTGATGTTTTTTAAGAGCGTCAAGAGCAGCTTTTGGCATTTCGCCTTCTTTGATTTCAGAACCTTCGTCAGTTTCAGTTGACTCTAATTTCGTATTGTGACCTGTCAATTTTGGCATTGGGTCAGGAGCACCTTGCGATTTTTGTTGAGCGTCACCAGAAACCTGCTTAGTTTTTTTCGTAGCGTCTGGATTAGAATCTGTAGGTTTTACAACCGCTGGACCTAAATCTTCTGCATTATTCATCTTTGCAATATGAGAAGGTTCAGCCGCAACAGCATTCTTCTTCGGAGCGTCCGCTTGTGGGTTAGCACTTGCTTCAGCAACCGCTTCTTTTTCCAAAGCCTCTACTTTATTTTCTGTCTCGGCCATTTAGAAATCTCCTTTTATTTAAAATAAACGTTTATTTTATTTCTCTATATGATATTTATAATATTAGAGATTTTTAAGAAAGGATTTAAAGACTTCCGCCTTAGCTTCTGCTAATTTGATAGACTTTGCTTTCTGTATATACTCTTTATATTCTTCAATATCACGTTCTTTTATTACACCATTATCCCATACCCACTCTTTATTTTCCATAATGCCTTCTACAAAGGCGTCTGGAGCGCTTGGGTCTGCAACAATGTCAGCGGCTGTAGCTAAGTAGAAGTCTTTTCCTACATAGTTAGCACCGTTCTTTTGAACCAAGGATCCCATACCTCTTGAAGATACTCCTAATTGAGCGCCTTCATCAATAAGACTTTTTACAATCTTACCGTAAGGTGTGTTCATTACCTTAGCTTCACCCATAAAATTTTTACCATCTGGTGTTAGAGTGGTTACCATATGTGATACTCTCTCTAAATTAACCGTAGGACCATCTGGATGGCCTAGTTCACCGAATGCTCTATTTTTTTGGATAAATTCTCTGTTATATCGGTTTACTTCTTTTGCTAGAATATCTTGCTCGTATATTCTACCATTTCTATTCTTAATGTCTGATTGTAAAAAGATACCACGTATCTTGTAGTCCTTCTTACCATTTTTTTCTTCAACAATATATTCTGCTTGTTGAATCTCTTCCGATATTAATTTCATTTTGTCTCTCTCGTCCTTATATTTATAACAATTTTTATCTAAACTCTGCAATAATCGTATAATTATCACCTGAAGCAAAGTTTTTAGTAGATAAAAGAACGTCTCCAGTAGGTGTTGTAGAAGTGTTTATCACTTCGTTTCCTGCTGTTCTTAAATCCCAATAACCATTACCACCTAATATAACCATAGTTGCATTAGTAGCACCGTCCCATACTAACTCAACTGCTGATTTAGGATTAGCAGAATTAATAGAATACCATATCTTTGCAAGTTTTCTATTGCCATCTTCGGTCATAAATGTAACCTCTGAAGCGTCTATTTTTTTGACTAAATTTTCGCCTGTGCCATCTGATAAATTAGTCATCTTTACAACAAACTTTACGCCTGAAGTATCTGCTATTGTTTGTGTTGTTACCGTATCTGCCATTTTTATTCCTCAAATCCTGTTTCTTTATGGCACTCTAAACTAATATTAAATTTAGGTACCGTAGCGTCAGCTAAAAGTTGTACACTTTGTTCTTCTTTGTCAACCAACTTTGTTTCTGTTGGTTTTAATCCATAATTACCTCTGCCACTAATTACTAATTCTTTTTCACCTAGTGTCAGTTTTACATTACCAGTTCCAAATACTTCATAATTAACATTTGCAATACTAATCTTTGGTTGACTAGTTGCGTTCTTTAATTTAGATACATCAACTATTGTACCACCATCAGATTGAATACCTTTAACATTTGTTATAACTTTAAAGTTATCATCAACCTTATGAACAATTGATTTAGATTCTTTATCTAAATTATCAAACCAAAGTATTGTCATTATTGCTCATCATAATAAGTTTTAGAAAGTTCGCCACGTTCTACCGTTTCACCTTTCTTTCTACATCTAATATAAACTTTTGTAATCTTACCAGTTCCAGGTGCCGTATATGTTCTAATACCATTTGCAATTACTGAATTAGCACCTGCAGCTGAATCAGAATATGTATTGGCCGCTGTGGCAGTATTCTCATATTGCCATACTTCGTTTGAACCTGGTACATCTACCCACGCCATTATTCTAGTCCTGTTTCCTTATCTATGTAATTATACATTACATCTGTTTTTACATTATGTTGAAGAGAAACTTTATCTATTGTTGTTTCTACTTCTTTAACAATGTCATCACTATCATAATCTACGTTATTATAAAAATCTGTAACCACATCTTTATGTAAAGGTGGTAACTCTTTAAACGCTGAGGTATCAACCACGTCTTGTTTAATTACTTGGCTGACTTTCATCATTAGTTGCTGGTGCCTCTGCTGTTGGCGTTTCAGTATTTGGTGTAAACTGAATCTCTTGTCCAGTTGTATCAATTACTTGGTCAGTTCTTTCAGACGGTTCTGTTACCGCTGGTTTAGGGTCGCTATGTGCCTCTGGTTGAGGTACTCCATTAAATATTTTTCCAGCAATATCTTGTCTTTGTGCGTCAAGAGAATCTGCTACTTTATCTCTTAATGCGTCTTTAAAAACTTCACCTGCGCCTGCATTATCCCCGGCATTTAACTTATCAATAAAATCTTTTATTTTTTCCGACATAATTTATCTCCTATTTGATTTCTCTAGTAAATTCGCCTGCGTCTGGCATTGCGATTATACCATCATCAATCTCTTTCTTAATTTGTTTATCTATATCTGATATTTCTCTTTCAGTTTGTCTTAATACTTGTTTTCTAACATACTCAACAGAGAAATATTTACCAACATAATCTCTCATTGAATCAGCCAGTCTCAATCTTTCCATTAACATTTCTGACTCTTTCAATTCTGCAAAATGTCCATCTTGTAAGAAATCATATTGTATATTGTCTCTTAATTTGTGCCATTCTTGTTCAGCAATTACACCTTTTAAAACTAATTGAGTTCTTAACAAATCATTAAAGAGTTCAGTAAATTTCTTTCTTAATCTTTGTACAAATTTTGTAAACTTCAATTCGTCTCTTGTAATTTCAGTAGAACGACCTAAATTAAATCCTGAAGAAGACTCTAATCTACTTACAGGCACATTTAAAGAACGATATAACTTCGCTCTAAAATATTCAATGTCTGCAATCTCACCTAAATTAGCACCACCTGGTAAAGTATCTATTTGTGTTCCTCTACCACCTTCTCTACTTGGTAACCAGAAATCTTCCAACATAGACATATAGTTTCTGTCGTCTCTGATTTCACCTGTACTTGCGTCATAAACAAGTTTGTTTCTATATCTTGCCATAACGTCTCGTAGATATTGCTCTGCTTTTACTTTTGGTAAATTACCTACATCAATCTTAAAAATTCTTCTTTCAGGTGCTCTTGCTATTCTGTAAATAACTGAAGCGTCTTCTATCATACGCAATTGATTTACAGGTTTAATTGCTTTGTGTAAGTATGATAAAACAATATTCTTGTTTTGGTCAACTATACCAGACGGACAAAATGATATTGCGTCTGGAGCAATCTTAATACCACCAGAGGTAGTATTTGATACACCTTTTTCATTATAGATAAAGTATTCTTCAAACTCATCTACAACCGTTAGACCATAAGGAGTAGGACCATCAGGTCTCTTCTTTCTTATTTCTCTAATCTTTTTGATTTTTCGTGGGTCAATATATCTTAATTCAGTAATACCTTTGACTGGAGATTCTCTATCAATTATCTTATGATAATAAATTCTTCCGTCAACGTACCATCTTCTAAATAAGTCGTGACCTCTTGTACTAAAGTTCATCAACCTTAATACTTCTTTAAATTCTGTGTCTATTTTCTTTTTAATTTCACCACTATAATTTACATTATTAAGGTCCAATTTTACAGCGTCTTTAAGTTCATTAGCAACGATAGCTTCGTTTACAATATCCTCAATTGCCATATCACACTCGGGGTGTAAAGCAACTTCTCTATATCTTCTAATGAGCTCTGACTCACTTCTAGCAGTACCTTCCATATCAAGGTACTGACCAAAGTAACCACCAGCGGCGACGGTTTGTGTACCGTCATCCGCTTGTGGTGTTGTAAAGCTTTGTTTTGGATCCTGGGGTTTTTTCGCCCTAGTGATAGAAAATCCAAATAATTCTGCCATTATATATCCTTTACTTTTTTACCTACTATTTATACTAGTATTAGGTAGTTGTATTACTTTCAAAGTATTGGTAACTGAATGTGACCTGAAATTCCTCTATCTGGTCATTCACTCCGTAATCCAAATCAATCGCACCGATTTCAGTCGGGAAAGCACCTCTTAAAGTGTAAGACTTAATCGTTGCGCCGTTTCTATCTAATTGGTCAACAAATGCGTCAACTTGATAGTCAGCAGGATTTGTTAATCCTTCACCATCTGTTGCATTATTGATACCGTTTGACCATCTTTCAAATGCGTTTCTTAATTTGAAATTTGTATCATTAAGTACCGTGATTGTCCAATCAGCATACGTTCTATCACCAGCTACTTTTATTTGTCTGCCTCTGAAAGGTACCGTGAACGATGGAACGTTCATTGCCGGTAACTGAGCGACTTTACATAAAAAAGCCAGTTCTTCTATTTCGCCACCAACTTGCGAGTAACCAGGAAAAGGCATTGTTACCTTAAACTGATTCTGCCTAGCGCCACCGCCAGCAAGTTTAGCTTTGAAGTCATTAATGTTTGCCATTTTTATTCTCCTCTTCTATCCTTACCCAGCAACTTCGTCAAAAGAGACGCCAGTTCTAGTAGCGATAAATTGTAATGTGATAAAGTTGATACTTCTTGCTGGTTTAATAAAAATCTCAGCAATAAATTCGTTTCTATCAATTACTTCGCCTGTGTTGTTAGTTTCATCACACACTACTAAAAAGTCTGTGATACCTCTTCTACCTTGTACTTCTCTTAAAAAAGGTTCTACAATGTTTCTAAAGTTCGCTCTTGTAAATTCATCATTGAATTCAAACAATTGGAATTTAGAAGCAGTTGCTATCGCCTTCTCTAAAGTGATGAACAATCTTCTTACGTTGATTCTATCAAAAGCACTTGGAGCAGTTAATCCAGTTTTGTCACCGAAAAGAACCGTACCTTGTCCTGGGAATGTTGCCACAGGATTTACTCTTGCTCTGTACAATTCGTCTCTTTGAGCTTTAGTTGGATTAAACGCAAGTTTAACAGCGCCTCTTACTATACCTCTGTTGAAACCAGCAGGTGAGAACCAGCTGTCTGCAACAAGGTCAGTTCTAGCGGCTAGACCTGCAACATCTCCGTTTAGTGGAACAAATCTATATACGTCATTGTATCTGTCATATGTGTATTTGTAACCACTATCAAACACTACATAAGAAGATGATTGTATGCTATTGAAAAATGCTACAACATTACTCTTTTGTGTGTTTGAGTCAGCGATACCTACAACATCACTTCTTTCAGGACTTGCAAATACAACAGCGTCTTTTCTGTTCTCTGCAATCGTGATTAAGTTTCCTATGTGTGTAGCGTCGCCAGCACCTGCTATGATAAGACCTACGTCAACCGTTTCGCCATCTTCAAACTTCTCGTAAGCAGTTTTTCTTTGGCCAGTTGTTGCTGTAGTTCCGTCAGAACCAGATTGTAGCGATACGTTAGAAACAGCGGTTACGTCTGTAAAAGTTGTTCCGTTAGCTGCGCTACCCCAGTTAGAACCACCAGAATTGTGGTCCATCCAGTAGATGTAGTTAGATGATTTATATATTACATCTGGATAGTAGTTTACATTTCCTTGAGCGTCTTTAGCGTCTGAAGCTTTTGATACTGCTTCAAATGTTTCTAAAACATCGCCTTTTGTTCCTGTAATTTCTCCATCTTCGTCAATTACAACTATATGTAATTCGTCATTAGAACCACCTTTTGCTGAAACAGCCGGTGAAGTTCCTGGTGCCTTATTAAATAAGTCATAATATTTCCATCTTCGTCTTACTTGAGCGCCGTTTGTAGGTGCTTGATGTAATCCAGAAGAATCAGATGTACCGAAATAAGCTGGCTCTTCTTTTCTAACAATATTTAAATCATTAGTAGAGACACTTATTACTCTATATTCGTATTGGTCACCAAAGTTAACAATGTCGCCTGCACTAATTCCTGTTGCTGAAGAAACGGTAACAACCGTATCACCAACAGCCATAGCGGCGTCAGCAACGGTAGTTTTGTTTACTTCTTCATAAGCAGTAGCAGATGGACAAGAGGAAATCTGTAAAGAGTTTCCGTGTGCTCCAGCCGTTCTAGCTGCCCACAAACCAACAGAAGCTTGTCCAGCGGCATAATTATTTGTGTAATCAATAGTATTTTTTATTACAAACGCTGAACCTGATTCAGTTGCGTTTGATACAGATGAATTCTGTACACGTACAACTCTTAAAGCATTAGAATATTGTAAGAAGTTGGAAGCACTAAAAAAATCCTCAAAGTTGGAATTATTAGGTTTACCGAACGTTGCTACAAGTTCTTGCTCACTAGAAATACTTACTACTTCGTCCAACGGACCTTTAGTAAATGTACCTGCAACAGCTCCGATTGAAGTTGAAACAGCAGGTATAATTCTAGTTAAGTCTTTTTCCTGTACGAGAACACCTGGTGATACTTGAAATGCCATTAGGGTTTCTCCTTTTTAATTTGCAAATTATTTTTACTCATTTTATTCAAATGTCGTATTATTCATACGCCCATAGTCAAAAGTCATACTCTACTGATATTTATAATAAGCTGTGTTTCTACTGACCTTTTCGTGTGACCGGGTGCCAAACCGTGCCATATTCGTCAACTTCTACCTTTTCGTGGTCTGGAATACCATCATCTACGAAACCAAAAGGCGACATATCTTGCTCTATCAGATTTTGTTGTTCCTCATATAGTTGTTGTCTAGCGTTTGTATCTGTCATCTCCTTGAAAAAAGGTTGATTAGATAACCAACCAAACACTACTAAACACATCATTAAGTCGTCTGTACAACCTTCTTCGGCCATCCAACTCTGACCTTTTTTAATAAAGGTTGACATCTCCTCAATAATATTAAAATCGTTTATTATAATTTTATCACTTTCAATTAGTGTTTTAATATTAGAACAACCTATTTTTTTAATTTGTTTAGTCATTCTTACACCAAAACCAGAACCTCTGCCACTAAAACCAGCACCTAATATTTGACCTGCACGACCTCTTTGTGTAGTCATTAATAGATTATCATACTCTAATTCAAATTGTAGCGCTTCTGCAATTTGTTGACCAAGGTCATTTGTTTCTACTAATACGTGAGCGTGATTGTATGCCTTACATACTCTATCTATTGTATGAGGAAATAAAATAGGTTTTATATCATTACTTCTATATTTTGCCACTACTTTATAAGGCATTTGTGAAACGTCTGTAATTATAAAAGCAGAGTAATCTTTATTAACACCTCTTGCTACGTCAACCATACATACATATGTTGCACCTTTTTTAGGGTCTTCATAGACATCTAAACCTGCATTAGATTTTATTGGTGTTTTAAATACTATGTTTTTTATTTTAGCAGGACTAATTAGTGTGTTTACAGAACCTAAAAACTCACACTCAAACTCTTGTTGAAACTGCTCAGGTGATGTATTTCTAATTGTATCTTCTTTCCACTTTTCATCACGACCAGGCACCTCTGACCAATGCACTTCAATAGGCACATAATCATTTCTTTTATTTTCTGCGTCTGTCCATAGTTTGTAAAATTGATTCATACCATAAGGTGTAGATACAATAATTAATTTTGTTTTAGTACCTGATGATATTGTAGGATATACAGAGCTAAAAAACATTTCTGCTATGTTAGCAGGTACGAAAGCAAACTCATCAAGAAATATTATATTATAAGAACCACCTCGTATTGCACTTGAAGAAGTTGCAGCCGCCACAATTTGAGATTTGTTTTCTAATTCTATATTACCTTTGTTCCAGTTTATTACACCTTGTTGTAACCACTTTGGTAAATTTTCATATGCTAATTGTACTCTACCTAAAATATCTCTAGCAGTAGAGGACTTATTGGCAAGTATGGCAATATTGCTGTTTGGATTAAATAATGCATAGTGTAATAGATACGAAACGGTAGTTGTTGACTTACCTGATTGTCTAGGTAGTTTGCAAATTGTAAAACGATTGTCATGTATTGTCCTTACTATGTGTTTTTGAAAATCATACATCTTGAAAGGTACAAGTCCTTCATCAAGACTAACAATCTTCATATAAT